TAGCACTTTGATTTCGTCAAAGGTATATAAGTCCCCATTGTATTTTTGTGCGAGTGAATTAAACTCAGATACCCTGTCACCTCCCACCACAATATTAACTGAACTATACCCGTCATTATCGATGGCACTAAGAACATCAAAGATAGTACGCATGTCGGGACTATCAACAATCGCATTGGCATGATCTGGATATGCTTGCCGCATATATTTAATTTTGGTCCCCGCATCAAGGGGGTTCTTCTTAGGATCCTCCGACCTTGAGGGGTATATTCTATACTCTCCTCCACTTGTTTTTGCCTCTCTTGCTACTTTGTCTAGAAGCCTTTCGTGACCAATAGTAGGTGGATTAAATCTTCCAAATGTAATAGATATTGTACCTTGATCGACCGCACCCGAGCCATCTCCAGTTTCTTCTTCTCCATTCTGTTGAGTTGGCGTAGTATCTGGATTCTTGGGGTCAACCTTTATAAGTTTTCCGTCCTTAGACATATGAGTTACGTTGCCCGAAGCGTCGGCATAACGTCCGTAACCAATATGTTTAAGTTTTAAAGTCTTTGCAGCCTTTGCTGCTTGTGATTTTTCGGCTTCAATTAGGAAAGCACTGAACTTCTTCATTCTACCAATTTTTACTAAGATTAAAGTTTGCTTTACTAAAGGTCAGTCGATCTACTATCTTTACTGGGTTGTTGGAAACAGTAACAAACCCCTCATGGCGAGTAGGTTGTCCATCGATGTAGCATTCAACTGTTCCATTAACAACGATAGCATCGAGTAGACGCTGTTTCAGTTGGAAGATTTTATGCCACACCATAAAGGTCTGAACATTAACCTCTTGTTTATATTTATCATCCATCGCAGCGTACATTACTGCGCCGTTGGGGATGCTACCAGCACGAATGAATTTATTGACAAAAGTCCGCAAGTATAAACGAGTGTACTTATCCTTAGAAACCTTGCACTTTGGAATCAAAGCAAGGATTTCTGCTACAAGTTTAGGAGCAAACCATATACCAACAGAAGCATCTGTAGTATCAATGAAATGTGTTCCATTTACAGACGGTAGCGTAGCACCAACAGTTGCTTCTGCATTAGGTGAAACCTCATTATAAAAAGTATGAGGTGCTAGAATAATATCCCTATTAATAGGAGTAGGAAACCTGTAAGTAATAGTATTGGGAGTATATTGCCTGCCGCCACCGACACCAATAAAGTCAGCTTGAACAATACGATCAGTACGGGGAAGATGATATAGACAAAGACGAAGTATATCAGCAACCCGCCCAGTATGGTTTTGATCAATGTCTTCATTGGTGTAGTTGATCTTAACGAGTTTTTTGTTGAATACAGACTTGGTGCCAACGAAGAACTTACCGTTCTCTGGATTGGTGCCAAACACGATAGCAGGGGCACCGTCCCACTTGACGCTGACCTTACGGCACAGAACCATCTCTTTAAGTGCAGCAAGTGCTGCCCTACGACCGTCAAAGATAAAATCTTCTGGGTGCTCAAGGTGGGTATTGGGCAAAGTGTCCTCTGTCTCTATACCGTTATTATAGCATGATAAAGTGGAGTCACACATGGTCTTGTGCCAGTTCCTCAACTGAGTTTATAGTAGACGGAAGAGTAATCTGATTGTGATCCAGCATACAAATACAATGCTTTCATAGCATCATCTGCTCTACCATTCAACCCCTTTAAATAATTTAAGAAGCGAAGACCAGACAATTTACTATACTTCCAAGCCTGAGGACGTAAATTAATTATTTGCATTGCTTTATCTTTATCTGTTGGAAGATTTGCAGCATTATATTTTTTCAACAGATTGTATATCTCTTCATTGATTGCTTTTTTTACACTAGCAGGTGCATTCGAACGACACTTATTCCAATCTGCCTCTTTAGGAATACCTTTGAAACCTGCTTGTGTTAATACCTTTGCTACAACAGCACCTTGAATTTTTCCTTGGGCAGCAAATTGACCTTTAAGTTCTAACTTCCAGTCACCTTTGTTTTCTCCACCAAAGTTTCTTGCCTGAAACTTTTGAAAGTTACCAGAACCATAGTAATAGTAAACATCCATTGGATATTGTTTATCACCCCTTCTTTTGTTATCGAATGTCAGATCATAGTGATGAAAAGATGCATTTAGTGATGCCTTTCTTTGAGCAGGTGTTTCGGCATTTAAAAGTTTTGCACTTGGACTGCCTCCCATTTTCTTCAAAGAAAATCCAACTAAATCTTTAGCAGCATTTCTCGCTTGAAGATACGAATTCAATTCAGAAATCGTGCCAATTGCTTTAAGGTCTGCAGCAATCTGTGCTTTCATACTTTTTCTAACTGCCCAGATGTCAGCAGGATTCCACTTATCTTCAGATGCAAGATTAGTTTGAGATTTTACTCTCTTAAATGCTTTAGCAATTGCACCATCATCAATGACTTTATCTCCTCTTACAAACTCATATGTTCCTGCAGAACCACCAAGAGTTCTCTTTATTAATGCACCACCCTTCATAGAAGAGTTCTTCCACTCAGAATCGAGTGCAAGAATTTGTTCAATATTTACTCCTGGTGTATCACTAAATGCTTGACCACATTTTAAATCTGCTTCCGATACAACTCTCAAATCTTTGCATTCATATATCATAGCAGCATACAAACACTGTGCAGACTCAACGATCTTCGTGACATCTGCGCCAGCACCAGAACCTCCAGAGGGTGGTTTAATTTGTAATCGAATTACCTTTTTATTATCGGTGTTTGCAATATAAACATCAATCTGATTATCTCCAGAAAGAACGTCTACACCTTCGTTTTGTAGTGCCTCAGTAATTTTTTTAGTTGCTCTACTTCTCTCTGCCTGAGAAACATAAACCTTTAAAAGAATTTGAACCTTTTTTCGGGATTCGGCATCTTCTATATTCTTTACATCAAAAGAGTAGTATGCATAATCTTCGCCGCCAAGTGCATCCATTACCTTTCTAAAGGTAGCAGTATTTGCTTCAGGAACTTTAAGTGTCATCTACTCTTTTTGATTATTTATTAATCATGGTCTTGTCAAACGATAACGATACAACTTCAGTTTATTGACTAATTGATCATGGTCTGTTACTCCTGAGGCAATCTGTTCTCTTGCTCTTGCTACATCATGTGATGACATTGTATCCAATGCCTTAAGTAGATGATCAACTTCTTGAAGATTTAATGTCATTGGGTTAAAGATTTGTAGACTGCTTCGATGTGCATATTACCATGAAAATACCCTGCTACGATAATAGCAAGGGTACACAGAATGACACTAATCAACATCAGGACGGGGGTAATGGATGATGATGTACTCTTCGAGACTTCCATCTTTGTTTGGCATGGTTTGTCTGTACCATTTGCAGGTGTCTCCATAGATTCTACAAACTTGGTCAACTTGCATCGTTGCAATGGTGTCCTTTTCTTGCTGGGTCATCATTCTTAGAGGGGGTAAAGGGTGTACGAGAGAGATTTTTAATTACAATGAAAGCATCTTTATTGTATTTACGAGTACCAAGTGGCGACTGCCACTTTTTATTATACTCTTCACCAACATCAATACCAGAAACTTGAGTTCCAGCAATCTCTATGACGATGTTGTCGTGACTAGGGTCCCACCCGAGATCTTGGATCATAGCAGGTAGATTCTCTTGTGTCAATCTTTCGGACATAATATCAAATAGGAATCAAAGAGAGCATTTTTTGAGGTTTCATAGGTTCAACACAAATGTCAAATCCTAATGTTATCCTCGGTCCAGGATAATCATCCTGAACAACAACTTTATGTTGTCTATAACCAGGACCAATGTATATATTACCGATTTCATTTTGTATTTCATAGTCCTCAAATACAGTCTTAGTATTCTTTGGATCTATACAAATATAACCATGATATTTCCATTCATGATTATGCCAATCTAAAACCTTATCTGGAGTATGATAATTTAACCAACACTGCATCCACTTATATTCTTCAGAAATGTTTTCATTTATAATATTTTTTAATTCAAAAAACAATTTTCTGAAAAGCAAGTTTGGAGATGATAGTGTGAAAAAATTATATAATCCATAAGTTCCTGTAGAGTCTTCGCCATTAAATATCTGTTGATGGACTTGATAAAACTCGGATATTAAATCAACCATCTCATCTTTATTATCGATGATCAGTTTTGATTTATACAATTTATAATCATTCACGAATCTTCAGGTTAAATGATACAGCAATACGATCGCTATCAAGTTCATTACGATCTACAGAGTGAGGTAAATGAGATGGAAATAAAAGTAGTCTACCTTGCACTGGGTGATATATACAATCATCCCGATCAAATTTATTAGGTAAACCATTCTGTAATAGAATAAAATCTTCCCACTCAGATCTCCAAAATCGTATAGATCCATGATCTAAATCAGACGCACACTTAACATAGTAAACTCCAGAGATAAATGCTCCAGGGTGTGTATGTCTTACATGATTCCCACCTTTTGGATTTATGTTTACCCAATAGTTTTGGACATACAATTTTCGTCTGTCACCTTCTTCAAGATATTCAGATTGAAAAATAGCATTTGATACTTTAGTAATTTCTTCAACCAATTTAAGTAAATTTCTTTGATTGATATTAAAGTCAAGATCATTGGATTGATACCCATTTCTTGTACTGCAGACTCTACCTTTAGGTTGAAGATTCTTCACTTGATAACACTCATCTGCAAGTGCATCATTATTGAGATCTAAGTCAACCCACCAGATTGGAGTTGGAAATATATTCTCAGTATTGATTCTATTACCTTTTGACACCATGGGTTCTGCATCAAAAGTAAAGGCTACAGTAAGTCTTGGACTAGTACAATTATTAGCAGGAACATAATGCTCTAGTTCACCATCAAAAATTAGAATATCACCTTGATTAATCTTAGGTGATTCAATACTGTCATCAGTAAATTTAGTTGAACTATGTTGACTGTTATCAAAGATCATGTAGTGAATAAAGGTATATGATCCTTCATGTACATGAGGTTCTTGATACTGTCCTGATTTATAATAATTATACCATATTGGTCCGAGACCGTTAAACTTCAATCCCCTACTTTCACAGAAAAGAATTGCTTGATTCTCATACTCACTTCGTAAGAACTCGAAGTCAATTGGTTCAGCATCAAGATCGTTATCATGTATTACATGACAATTACAATTCCATCTATTTCTAGATGGAAATTTTTCGTAATTTCTCTCAATGATATCAATATTTCTTTTTACAAAATTATGAGTCCAAGAAAGATTCTTTTGATAGAACTTACTTTCCAATGCCATAGTCACCTTTCTTTCCACTCTCTGATTCGAGTCTACGGATATCATCATGCAAGCGATTGGTTGCATGAAGTTTTTTGATTGCTTCGCGAACCTCGTCGGTCTCTTCCCACTCCCAAGTGTCGCTGCCAATAGTCGTAGTTTTCTTAGTCATAAGTCAAAGTCAAAAGCGATAGTGTATCTTTCAGTTTCTTCATGCACAGGTGCAGAATGAAATATGTGTGCTGGAAATACAACTAGAGTATTCTTTGGAACATTGATTTGAAAATCTTTTCGTATACCTTTAAATACTGTTCCAGGTCCGTCATCAAAGTAGTACACACATGTATATCTATGTGGGTGAGTGTGCCAGCAATAATGATCGGGAAATCCCTTCCTTGTATAGTTTAACCAACAGCGTTCTATACTATTATCCATTCCACAAGCGTAGAATAATTTGGATAAATCTACTTCTCTGTGTATGTTTGGAGGTGTTTGAAGTCCTGGGAAATCACCAATGTCATTCCAGTCTTTTAGATACGGTTTTGTTTTTTCTAGAATACTCTGACGTTCTGAATCTGTGTATATGTTGTGGTAGAATTTGAAGTCATAGAATATTCTAAGCAAAACATTCTGAATCACACATCACCTTCCTGACGATTCTCAGAGAAGTGAACATCAAATGCACCATCAGGGTAACGAGCAGAGAGTTTCTCTACATTCATGGCAAGAACTTCATCGAGACTGATGTCCAGACCCATACATGCTTGAGCAACATACCACATGATGTCACCCAGTTCACGCTTCAGGTGAAACAGGTTATCTTCATTGACAGGTTTGCCTTGAAAGACAATTTTTTTGACAATCTCAGTGAACTCACCTGCCTCAGCACACATACCTACAGAAGCAGTAAGCAGTCGCTCGGTAGGAAATCCCTGACCTTCAAGTTCTTGAACACGATAAACGAATGCTTCGTGATCTTTGCTTTGCTGCGACGTAACCGCATTGACGAATTCAACATACTTAATAGGGTCAATCATACTTTAGATCTTGGAATGTTTTCTTTGCTGTAAATTTTTTAACTAAGTCAATTTGCTGCTCAGGTTGACCTGAATCGACTAGATCATCTTGAGCAGATTCCTCCACATCATACAACCTCATCTTCGCTCTGTCAATACCCACACAAAATCTCTTATAGGCAGTCAGGTCATTGTATCTATTCTTCAATTGCTTGACCATGATCTGATTCATGCCCTCAAGCTCCTCCGTGCTAATAAGGGCAAACATAAGATCAGCAGTAGCAGGGAGACCAAAGGATTCAGAAGTGTC